TTTGAGTTGTGAGTCGTTAGGGTAGCGCTGTGCGCTCTCGTAGTCCTTCTGGATGACCTTGGGGTCGATAACGAGCCTGTGTTGGTTCATTACAGGCTCAAGGGTGTCGATGATTCTTCGTTCCTTTTGGGTGTTGTGTCTGACCTCCTCGATGGTGCAGGGGTGTATTTTGGTTAGGATGGGCTTGAACAACTCCACAAACATACCGTCACCGAAGTTACTCTCGACCACGATGGCGTTCACCTTGTGTTCTTTGGCTTTGATGGCGAGGGCTTTTAGGGTGTCGTCGCCGTAGCCTCCTTGCATTCCTCCTCCGTCCGGGACGTAGAGGTAACCATTGAGCATCTTGACGATGCTAAAGGCGGTCTCGTCTTTTCCTCGCCCAGAGGGGTCAATGGACATTACAGAGCCTGTGTATGGGATGTAGTCCCCAAGAGTTTGCATTGGTCTGTAGAAACGGTCCCCTGAGAGCCCTACGTTGGGCACAGAGGAGTCCCACTCCAAATTAGGGTCACGGGCCCACACAAGCTTCTCGGGAGCCACTGTGGGGTCTACAGACATCACTACGAGGTCGCTGGTCTTGAGTGGGTATCGGTCTAGGTCGCTTAGCCGGGTATCCAACATGAATTGCATAGCGAACCCGGTGCGACCGTAGGAAGCTTCTCGCTCCGCTAGGTCGATGTCGGAGAACCGCAGGGGTTCCGTGGACTCTCCCTCATGCTCGTCCTTGACGCAGTAGTCGCTTACGGTCCCGTCGTAGGATGTCTCGTTTGTCTTCTGGGTGATGTATTTGGCTGGCCAGATGCGCTTCTTGTATCCTCGCTCGGTGAGCTTGTTGTAGATGGTGTCCTCGCACTGAGGGGTTCCCAGAAAGAGGATTTTTGACTCTTCTTCGGGCTTGATAATGGCGTCAAACTCCTTGACCTGCTCGCCCAGCTTGTCGCGCATTCCTTGGGTGGCGCTGTTGCCAACAACCTCAATATCGTCCGCAACAATGATGTCAGCTCGGGAGCCTGTCAGTTGAGACGTGACTCCCAAGGATTTGACGGAGGGGGCGTGGGAGGCGGGGGCTGGTCCGACGTCGAAGGAGATTTTTGAAAATCGCTGTGAGGCGGTGGGTCTAAGGTGAGCGAGAATAGGGAGTTCATGGATGAGTCTAAGTGTAAAAGTGCTGAAGTCATCTGCTCTTGTCTTTGAAGCAGAGACGACAAGTATGTTTTTACTTGGGTCGAGTAGGAGTTGGTGCACAATGTATGCAGAGCAAATCCAACTCTTACCGACTCCCCTAAAGCCTTCGATAATAGCTCGTCTATCTCCTCCTTGCATGTATGCGGCGATTTCATATTGAATAGGTGTAGGGCTGGGTAGGTTTAGGTGCTTCCAGACAATATACAAGAAGTTCCTAAAGTCTTTTAGTTTGTCTGGAATGTCCACTATTACTTATTGTTTCCTCGGTTCTTTTTCTTGCTCTGAATCTTCAGGTTACTCGCCCCGTTGTTCTGAGGGTTACGGTCTGCGTGATGCACGTCCTTACCTTGAACTGCCTTCTTGCCTCTCCTTTTGATGACGAGGGCGCGGGCCTTGTTCCTACCAGCCCGGCGCTTCTTCTGTCGAGCTTTTTTGTGGTAGGTGTCGTATTCTTTTCTGTAGTTTCTAGCCATTGGATGCTGCGTCAAAGGGTAAGATTTCTGCCAGTTGCTCCAGAGGGTTTCCTTTGGATAACCCGGCGTGGATGCCGTTGTCCTTCAGTAACTGCCTAGCAGCGTTGAGGTCGCTTGGTGCAGCCTCGCCTGACTTGATGCGGGCGATAAACTCATCAATAAGCAGCCCTTGGAGGGCGTTGAGCTTTTCTTCTTGGTTTTCTACTTTGTTTTGCATTCCTTAAGGATTCTAATGAGTAAATAAAGTAAGCTCAGTAAGCCTACCCCGATACCAACGAGAGCGTTGATGTCCGATAGCGTAAAGGTTCCTAACATTCCTACGATGCCTACTGCTGCTGGGGTGTGGGTGGAGTCCATGGGTCTATTAGGCTAGTTTTCCGTAAACTACAAAAAAGATATTTGCTCCGTCCGAATTAGTTCCTATATCAAAAGTGCTTTCACTGACGATTGTTGCTGTGGGGTTACTGCTAGCCGTGCTTCTCCCAGCGTCTTGACCAACAACCACTGTGTAATTTGTGTCATCCATTGCGTTAGACAGAGTTACGCGGGTGAATTGTCCGTCACTCGGAGACACACCAACAGTGTTAACATTGTAACTACCTGCTACCAGCGTGTTACTTCCACCTCCTGTTCCTGTTACACGCCCGTAAGCCTTAGCAATACCGGGGTGGTGCTTTAGGGTCGCTGGAACACAGATACCCGCAGACGCCTCGGTTTCCATTTCGGTTTTTATAGCCATGTCCACCTCACCTTGAACAATACCACCCGAGGGAAAAGTCAAAGTATTCGATGACAAGTCTAATGTCGAGGCCAGCTTGGGAGCTGTGACCGCCCCGTTTTTAATCTTAGCAGTCTCGGCAGCGTCAGCAGCCAGCTTAGCAGCGGTGACGTTTAGGTCTTTGATTTTAGCTGTCTCCACGGCGTCGGTAGCTAGCTTACCTGCTGTCACGTTTACGTCTTTAATTTTAGCAGTCTCGACGGCGTTAGTAGCTAACTTAGCGGCGGTTATTGCTCCACTCGCGATGTCATCAGCCGTTTGGAGTGCTCTTGTTCCACTTCCTGAGCCGTCTTCAGCAGTCTCCTGAGCAACGAACAACGCCTGTCTGTAAGCGGTGTCCAAGTCAGCCTCGGAGATGCGAGAACCAGATTGGAAGTCAACTAGAGAACTAAGTGAGGTTTCCCTGTAGATTCGCATTTGGTCAAGAACATCTGAGAAATACAGGTTTTCAGATAGAGTCACTAACTTCGTCGTGGCGTCAACACTCGCGACCGTAGCGCTTTGCCATTTGAAAGTAGAGCCAGATGTTACCTTTACGACTGCTTTGATGTCAGAAGTGTTAATGTAATCGAAGTCGAACGGACCATACACTGTCTGGCCCACGGCGTTAGTTCCACTGGACCCAGATAGCAGGGTTATTGTAGTATATGAATTTGGCATGGTATTTTATCTTAATAGTTCAGCTAAGTCAGCTCTAAGTTCTTTAAACTCTTGTTCGGTTTGTCTACGAGCGTGAGCCCTGTATTTGTTAATTGTTTTTGTCAGCGCCTTAGTTCTCGGGTGGTCTTTATGTCTGTTTTGCTCAGTGACCGGAGGTAGGTATTGGTAGTCGTTAGACTGAATTTGTCTACTCAGGGCTTGATGAAGGTTTAATTGAGCGGGTCCTAACTTAATAGTTCCCGATAAGTGCTGCATACGGTCGTAAGCAGTATCGCCGTCTTCGTTTCTGTAGTCCCTATAATCAACAGTTTTTCCGCCTACGCTACGACTGTGTCCCATACGCCTACGCCCTACAGCTTGGTGCTCAATCTCCATATTAACAATGTCGCTTGATGTCTCAGAAGAGAAAAACGGGTTAATTGCCTTACCAAATGACCCGGTATTACTCTTACCCTTTGTCATTATTCTGCCAAGGGCGTCGCGACGAGGCATCAACTTTTCACCGGGTCTCATAGACTCAGGAATACGTTTCCTAATCTTATCTAACATACCCCTAGCTTCCAAGATAGCAGGAGATTCTTCGTAGATGTTTTGAGACCAGTTAAGACCGTTAGGAACAAAGCCAGCCATAATGTTGCCTCCGATGTTAGGAAGCGCTTCAGAGGGCTTTTCCATCATGTCTAGTAGTTCTCCCAAGTTTTCAATGTAGGACTTGTTGCTTACGTTGTTAGCAAACGATGTAGCCAGAATAGCACCAAGACGAATAAGACCTTCTTGTTTCTCCTCAAACTCATCCTCGTCACCAAACTCGCTTACTCCAGTATCTCTTGTGTCAGTATAGCCTTGTGAGATGTCTGCCATGATACCTAGCGTGGTAGCAAAGGGGTCAAGACGCTGGTAGCTATACCACTTATCGCCCCACTTAATAGAAAACGCCTTCTTTCCTGTGGCTTCCCAAGCTTCGCGCTTACCGGGGTCTTCTGGAGCCGAACCTGTAATACGGTCTCCTAGTGTTTCGATATACATAAACAAAGTTCCCATCGTCATAATGCCCGTAGATAAACGACCCATGGCTTCAGCGGATTGAATAGAATTACCGCTTTGTATGGTGTCTAAATAGCTTTGAGCCATTTTACGAGCTTCTGGCATATCGGCTAAATCTACTTTTTCTGCAAGACCCTCCACAAAGGAGTCCACGTCTATATCTTTTAAAGCTTTATTTGCTTTAAACCCTCCCATTACTTCCTTACCTATTTTATCAACCCTAGGTATTGTGCGCCCCAAGGCGAACAAAAGAATGTTTGAAGGCGTCTTAACGAACGGAATAACAAAACCAAGCCAAGGACTCATTTGAGCCATGTCTCCAGTAGCCTTAAAGAACGCGTTGTCTACTTTGTTAGTAAAGGTGTTTACTAGTGCCCAATCTGTTCCTGCTTCTACTAGAGCCTGTCTTTCCTCAAATCCTATGGAGTCACTGTAAACAACACCATCTACTTTCTTTAGGTTGTTATTAGAGTAGTGCTCCTTAACGTAAGTATTGACAAAATCTCTTTCGTTAGGAATGTCTTCGCCTTTTTTACGAGCAGCGGAAAGAGCTTCAAGAGCTTCGCGTTGGACGTTCTGTTCATTACGAAAACGACCATTTTCAGTAATAGTAGCATTAAAACCCTCGTCAATGTGTTTGGCTAGCGCTCCGGGTTCTCTGTGGAGTCCTCTTTTATATCCACTCATAGCCAGCGATGTTTTGATACGAGCACGGTAGCTCATCTGTTTGAAGAACTCGTCTCCCATCATCATTATCCTAGAGGGGAAACGAATGGCTTTTCCCACCCAATTCACGGATTCACGTAGTAGAGTGCCATCTGGGTTATCAACTCTAATCTCTCCTTTAGGGGAGAACATGCGGTCGTCTCTATATGCTGTGTATCCAACGACTGAACGCGCTTCGTCCTCCACGCCTGACTTCCACATAAACTTAAGAGAGTCAGCGAAACTCTGGAGGTCAAACATAGTTCTAAAGTTAGCTTTAACTAAATCGACGTTTCCCGTCATAACTCCTCCTGCGATTGACTCGATGTGTCGTAAGGGAAGAACGAGCGCTCCACCAATAAAGTTCACAGCCCAAGAAGTAGGGGAACCTAGAATAGCGTTGTAATACCACTCCTGAGAAACAGCGAGACCTTTGCGGCCCGCTAACGTCCACTGAGATAAGCCTTTGTTGACGCCGACTTGGTTGAAGTCTTTCACCATTTGTTCCATGCCCTCTGTTCCGCCTTTACCTGACTTCTTAAACAACCTCTGAAGGTCTTTGATGATTCTTTTGTCAGAAACAACTCCC